ACTGGGTACAAGCCGATTTCTACACATGGGTTGAAGCCCATCTCTGTACTTTCTGCCCAAACGAAACCCGGCTCTCCGTATTCTTTAACGCAAGACATCAATTTATTAAATGTCTCCTTGGAAGTTTCATCCCTAACCAACAACGCACTATTATTTGACCTGCCTCGCTGTGGATTCTCAATAAACCAGTTTCCGGTCTTTGCCGCTGCCATTTCCTCGTCGTCTGGAGAAAATAGAGCGATAGTAGCAGAACGTCGGACACCGCCAGAAATAACTGCGTCAGCAGCGTGCATAATGATGTCATAAACATCGATTGGTCGCATCTTTACTGTTCTGGCTTCCGAAAGGCTTTTTTCAAAGATTGCTTCAATTTTATTGATAGAACGACGAAGACCATCTGGGCCGGGAGCCTTAGAGCCTGAAGATAAGGGAGCACCTGCTGGGCGGATATTCGAGTAATCAAAGACCACCTTTTCACCGATATACTCATCAAATTCTGGGATTCCACCCATATAGCTTGCAATAAGAACGCCAATAGCATCGGCCCACCCCTCAATAGTATCTGGTACTAGATAGGTCTTTTCAATGATTTCTCCCCGTTTTGTTGCTGGCGGGAGTTGTGAAACGTGATGTTTTTGAACAGAGAACCCAATGCCGCAGCCGCAAAGAAGCAAGTACATCAATTCTTGAAATGCTCTTGGGCGGTTGATGTGACCAAACCCACAGTTATAAACTCGTGCATTGTGTTTAAAAATTGGTGTACCACCAAACTGCAAAATTCTTTGTGAGCCGAGAATATCCTTTTTAAGAACTGCTGACTCTGCAAAATCAATGTGCTCCATCACCTCTGGGTAATCTTGGAAATACTCTCTATGCATCTCGAAAACTCTATCGACTTGCTCTGCCCAAGTCTCCCTCCTGTTTTCCTCTGGCAAATACTTGGCGTATTTTGCAATTCTTGTGTATTCTTGTAAACTGTTTAATGACATCCTAACTCTCCTTCTTGTTCTTTTTGTATAGTTTTACAAGTTTTTGTTCCTGTCTTCGTTTAGCATCTTTCTGTACTTCACCTATTGTTTCTCCGCTGGACGGGAGTACATTGATTGTGATGTTGGCGGTGCTCATAAAAATTGGAAATATCAATCCATCTGGACCATTTCTATTTTTTGCGACAAAAACTCTCCCTTGATTATTTAACTTGTCCTCTGCTGTTCTGGAAATTGAAAAAATAAAATCTGCTACAAAACATTTATTGAAAGCCTCTGAAATAGATTCCATTGTGATAACTTCCGCGTTTAATCCAGAACGATTTGTTTGGCTTGCTGTCCAAAGACAGCATTCAAATTCTTGTGCCAAACCGCGAAGCTGTTCATAAATAGTCTCTAATTCGTGTCTTTTCTCTCTTAATCCGGAAGTTGGGCGTAAAAGATCAGCATAATCCACAATAATGACGTCAGGCTTGAATCCTCGGTTAATAACTTTTTCTAAATGGCTTTTCAGTGTGACAGGAGAAGAAGACTTTGTTGGGTATTCTTTTACAATAAGTTTTCCTTCCAAATCTTGAATTTTATCGTAGATCTCTTCCTTAAAAGAGGTTAGTGAATCCAAGGGAACATTTGTGATACAACTATCAAACCTTGAACCCACAACCGTATCCGAAAGTTCTAGGGTATAATATATTACATTTTTTCCAGCTATTAGTGCTTGGGCACCTAAGTGGACCAGAGCCATGCTCTTTCCGGCTCCAGTCGGAGCAATAACAACCCCCAACTCTCCGTTACCTAAGCCCTGATGTGTTATTTTGTCTATCTCGTCCCAGCCAGTTGCCACAGGGTTCCTAGCCTTAAATAAGAATCTTTGTTCAAAGTCTCGAATATAATCATGCCCGAAGTTTGAATCAGATCCCAGCTTAATTGCATCATTGATTACACTAGAGATTTCATCAAAAGAATGATCTTCCAGAAGCTTGACTGATTTAATCATTGCTTTTTTCAAGTTTTGTTTTCGACAAAAATCTAAAGATGTCGCTTTGATATATTCTGCACCTTCTACGTCCGAGCGATAAATTCTTGCAAAATAATCTCTAGCTTGTTTTTGGACCGCCTCTAATTCATCTGAAAGTTCAGACCTGATGATAATCTTCATTCTGTCTTCTGACGGATGTTCTGGAAACTTTTTTCTGTACTCTATGATCCTCTTTACAAAAACTTGAAGATATTTTAATTCCAAAAAGTCTACGTCCAAAACTTCAAAAATCTGATCAGCGAATGGTCTATCGATTAAAATCAGGTGACACAAACTTTCTTGAAATTCTTTTCCATAGCGACTAAAATCTTCTTTAGACATCTACCCTCCGATACCTATATTATAATCTATTACAGGGATCTTGTCAAGATTTTAAACAAATTTTTTTAAATCTGGCGAAAAGTGCATCCTTGCTCCAGTCTCCAAATCCATCTTGCTTCATTCGCTTTATTATTTCTGTCTTGTTGAACTCCGGAGAAAAATTATCTACGGCATATTGAATCTTGTTCTTTGTCTGTATCGAAATAGACGGTGAATAAAGTTGCATTATTTTATAGTTTTCTTGAATTTTACTTTTGCTTTCCAAAATAGAAGAAAATACTTTTAAGCCAGTATTATCTTTTTCGCAGTGTTCGTATAACTCCTCAAATGTTACAGAATTCGAATCAGAAAAGAAGGTCATTTTATTGGCGATAGTCTTTAGCCCAACACCTCTCACCCCTTCTAAGTTATCTGAATTATCGCCAGCAATAGCCCTAGCCATCGCAAAATTTGTGGGGTGAATGCCAAATTCGTCTAAAATTCTAGGCTTATTTACAAAGGTTTTTTGAATTGGTCGATATAACACTGTCTCATCATCACATAGCTGGAAAAAATCTTTATCACTTGATACAATTACCTTTTGCCACCCTTTGTATTTTTTATTTTGTACGACATAAGAAATTACATCATCAGCTTCAATGCCGTCACTCACAACTTGAATTACCGGCATATAATTTAACATTTCCATGAGACGCATTTGTTGCCATACTTTATTTTGAATCTCCTGATCCTCGGTTAGATTTCTCACGTTCCTGTTGAGGCGTATCGGCTTTCTTCCCTCTTTGTAGTTTTTATTTACGGCTTTTCTCTTTGCCGAGCCACCTGCACCGTCCCAAGCAATTAGAATTTCATCTGGCTGTATCTCTCTACAAAGTTTTTGTAAGATTTTAATAAACCCCTGATATCCACCGATGGGTTCGCCGTTCAAAGAAATGCTTGGGTCAACGATATAAGCTCTGAAATATGCGTTTAGGGCATCAACCACCATTAAGCGTTTTTTGTTTTGTGTCACTTTTTATCCATTGTTTGTTTTGTTGAAAGAACGTATCCTAAATAGTTAGACATAACTGCGTTTTTTGACCCTTCTGGTGCATTCATCCAAGCAGCTATCCAAGAATTATTTAATTTTTCTAGCTCACTTTTTAAATTATCTATCTGCTGCTCAAATATTGAAAATTGCTCTTCAGAGATATTATCTATCAACAAGCCTAGTTCTGAAGCTATAGAATACATCTTGAGAGAATCATTGTTATTTTTTGCCTCTGACGCTTCTAAAAACTTTTTCTTTTTAGATTCCTGTTCTTGCTTTGAAAAATTAGTTAATTTATCTGGATGTATCTCTTTTGCAACTTTCTTAAATAAAGATTCAACCCCTTTAGATGCTTTTTTCTTTTTCATCTTCCGGCGGGTCTCTCTGTTTGGCTTAGGATTGGGTGCCTTTTTTGGGGGAAGATTCTTTGGAAAAAAAACATCTGTCAATCCAGCTTTTTCAACATGTCTTCTATATTCTTTGTCAAACTCTGGAATGATAGATTGTATCATTTCTTTCTGATACTTTAGTTCTTTTTCCAAGAAATCTTTTTCCGAGGTAAGTTTATCGAATTTTATTTTTTTTATTCTGTCAGACACATTACCAATTAGTTTTCTGCATCTCCAGAATCATAAAAATCGGAAGCACTGCCCTGTCTCATGTCGAATTTTCTGATTACCTCTTCATCGATAATGTTGTAAACTTGTTGTCGAAATTTATCACTTTGCATTTTTTCGACCCACTTAGCAGCTTGAAATTTTTCTGTGGTGCCGTCGTCAAAGACCATTGTGTACCATGCACCCGAACGAATGATCTTGTCTGAACCACTTACTGCATCAAATAAAGATTCATCATCTTGAATTGCAACTTCTTCACCACCCCATAGGATTCTAAAATTGCAATTTCTCCCGGCAGTACCAAAGCGTGATTTTTCAAGCCTTACTTTAACTTCTGAACCAATTCGGAAACCATTTTGATCCAGAACAAAACTTGCTTTTGCTTTACGCCCAGTTAACCAAATTCGTAGCGAATAGGAATATGGCAATGTTTTTCCTCCCGGAGTGACATAAGGCGTGGTCATTGCTTCCGAGGGACTACGAGTAATATTAGCCTTTAGTTGATTGAGTACCAAAAGTGTACAGTTTGCATTTGCAAGTGGCAATACTAATTTCGACATACCCTTTGATAAGATTCTTGCCTTCATCGCCATGGACGACTGGGGATTATAATCTCCTTCAATATCGGAAATTGCAGGCGTCAATGCTAACGAGTCCCATACAAATAAAAATTGATTACCCGTCGACAACAACTCTTCTATTGTTTCTAAAACAAATTCCACACTTTGTGCTTGAATATATAGAAGATGGTCGAGATCACACCCAGCGTTGACCAAAAAACTTGGATCAATTGCCGACTCTGAATCAAAATATACAACTTCCATGCCCATTTTCTGTGCGTTGGCTGCGATCTGTGCCGCCATGTACGATTTACCTGTCGCCTCTAAACCAGCAATTTCTGTAATTTTTGCTACCGGAATTCCTGCATACTTTCCTTTGCAGATAATCGAGTCAAGCCAGCGAGAACCAGTAGGGATCCACTGGGTAACCTCTGTAGGATTTTCCTCGTTCAAATCGTGTGCGACATTCATTCCCGCACGCTTATTAATAGATTTTCTAATTTCTGCTAGAGACATTTTTCCAGCAGAAGCCTTTGCTTTTTTTGTCATACAAAACTCCTATTCATTTTATAATTATACATCAAGCTTTTACGTTTGTCAAGCTTTATTTTTTTCTATAGTAGCAAGCATAATGTCTTGAATTTCGTCGTATATCTCTTCAAAACCTTTTTCATCTTTAGATGCTTGCTCGTTCAATTCTTGTTCGTGCGATTTGGCTGCAGATGTTATAGCAGAGGCTGCGGTGGCTTTTGCCGCCTCTATCGCGTCTATCAAATTCTGCTTTTTGATATCCCACCTAATAGAAATTTCTGAACCCATATCTTTTTTGATGGAATCTATGCTTTCAATATTTAGCCTTCTGCCACCCTTTAAAGATATTCTCATTTTGATAGCATTGGTAAGAATTTCAATAGTATTCTCATCTCCAAGATCGAATGCATATTCTGGCGATAGCAGATACTCGGCTGCTGCTCCGGGAATGTCTCTAAATCCAATAGATCCTGTTAATAACTCTTTCATTAAAGAATTCAAGAGTCCATTTTCTGTAATCGTTGATTTGATTGCTTCTTCGATATCTGATGTTATTTCTTTTGGATCGAACCTTAGTTCTTCATCGATAATTTTATAATTCTCGTCAATTATGTTTTCTAATTTCAGTGCTTCCAAAACATCTTGATAGACTTTTTTCTTAGTGCCTTCGGCTGTCTCAATCCTCTTAGTCAAAGTTTTGACACGCTTATCTGTCAAGTATCTTGTTTCAGAGGCTTTGATTATCTTATTCTTAACTTCTTCTGTAAAGGCTTCTTCATAGGCTTCTTGGAAGTTTTCGAAAACTACGTCGTCTTCGATTTCTTCAATTAGGTTGTTCACAACTAAACCGATTCTGGTTACGATCCCAGCGACACCAGAAGAATCAGCTTGCGTATCTCCCGGCATTTTAATAGAAATTGCTTTATTTCCAAACATTACATCTGTCTTTATTTCTATGGGCTTGCCCTGACCTGCATATTTTTGTTTTCCGATGTCTTGCATTTTTGCATTTTTG